ATCTGCATCATCGTCTGCCTGTCATGGGCTGTTAATCATTACCGTGATAACGCCATTACCTACAAAGAGCAGCGCGACAAAAACGCAAGAGAACTGAAGCTGGCGAACGCAACCATTACTGACATGCAGCAGCGCCAGCGTGCTGCTGATGCACTCGATGCTAAATACACGAAGGAGTTAGCCAATGCGAAAGCTGAAAATGATGCTCTTCGGCGCAAGCTTGATAATGGTGGTTGGGTGCTCGTCAAAGGAAAATGCCCTGTGCCATCCTCAGCCGAAACCTCCAGCGCCTCCGGCATGGGCAATGATGCCACCGTCGAACTCTCTCCAGTTGCTGGACGAAACGTTCTCGGTATCCGGGACGGAATCATCAGCGACCAGACAGCATTGAGAATGCTTCAGGAGTACATCAGGATCCAATGCCTTGGGGGGTAGCGGTAATTTTACTCATTATCCTTCAAATCAGATTCTGTTGTCAGAGGAATGGGGGAAGCTGGATTCGCAAGAGCTTTTTATGGGCAGTTTAGCTAAAAAAAGGCAACACGAAGCTAAAACTACCAACATAAAGTGCTGACCAGCTAGCAGCTGAAATCAGACTCACTGTATACACTTTCACTGGATGAAGTTGCAACATTCCTGCCACCAAAGGAGCAATATAACGCAGCACGGCGATAAAGCGCGAAGTGAAAAGTATTGACACAGAGTTATTTTGCAACTGAAGGCGAACCCGTTCTATTGTATTGGAACGGCTCGATATTATACATGCAAGTTGAGGGATATGCCCAATTATTATACCAAGATGGTAATTAACGATAGTACCGCACCATGCGCCACTCATGACCGTGATTCCAGCTTCCCATGGTGAAAGAGTCGTCTTGCTGACTGTAATTACAGTGGCCATCATAATTGATGCTGGTGGCAATATCGCCGAAATGAGTAAAGTGGATTTTGTGAACGCTATTATAAAAAGAAGCCCCCATAGGCGATATGGATGAAGTACAAAATAGTTCATCAAAGCATTTATCCACTCCATCAATGTCTTTCCTTCTGTGAATTTTTCTTTGCTATTTAACCGTGATACGACTTAATTTAGGCTTAAACACCTTACATTTACAAGGTACTCCTGTGGGGGGCCCTGCCACGGAGCGTCGCAGGAGTGAGTGATGAGGAAGAATTAAAGCAACCTATTGTGACAGGCAGCGATAACAGTAAATCACAGGAAGCATAATCATGGCAAAACCGGACTGGGAGGCCATCGAATCGGCATACCGGGCCGGAGTCCTTAGCCTCCGTGATATAGGCGAGAAATACGGCGTTACAGAAGGGGCTATCAGGAAGAGGGCCAAAAAGCTTGGTTGGGCACGCAGTGGCGGTACGCAGGTTTGCAAAAATGGTACGCAAAAAAGGAAAGTGCGTACCAGCAGAAAGCCTGCCATTACTGGCCTTACACAAAAAAGTACGCAACTAAAAACAGAATCTACACCGGATACGAAACCGATACGCGGAATGCGTACCGATCCCCCGACTAACCCATTCCAACCCGGTAACCAGCAGGCATTAAAACACGGTGGTTATGCCCGTCGCCTTCTGCTCAAAGATGAGGTGATAGAGGACGCTAAAGCGTTGACGCTCGAGGACGAATTATTTCGCCTTCGTGCTAACAACCTTGTCGCTGCAGAGAATATTGGCCGGTGGTTGGTGTCGCTGGAAGATGCTAATGGGGACCAGGAAAGGAAGATGCTGATTGAAAATATCAGCGCCGCCGAGAAAGCAATGATGCGCAATACAGTTCGTATTGAGTCCATCGTTGGCACGCTTGCGACGGTAGGAAAAATATTTGCTGATACAGCCTACCGCAAGGCCGCCACTGATAAGGTGTCTCTGGAGGCTGATCGTCTTCGCCGTGATGCAGGTATTGATGATGGCAATGGAGAGCGTGACCTCAATGACTTCTACTCTGACATCCAAACCGACGCTGAATCCGGCTTTACGTAGTTTCTGGACTATGCGGGCACGTAACAAAGTGCTTTATGGTGGTCGGTCATCGTCAAAATCATGGGATGCCGCTGGCATTGCCATATTTCTGTCGAATAAATACACCCTGCGTTTTTGTTGTGCCCGTCAGATCCAGAATAAAATCGAAGAGTCGGTGTATACCCTGCTCAAAATTCAGATAGACAGGTTTGGTCTGCGGCACCGTTTCCGTATTCTGAACAACAAAATCATAAACCGGGTTACTGGCTCGGAATTTGTTTTTTATGGATTATGGCGCAACATCGAAGAAATTAAGTCACTGGAGGGGATCGATGTGTTGTGGCTGGAAGAAGCCCACGCACTGACGGAATACCAGTGGAAAATTCTGGAGCCAACGATCCGTAAAGAGGGTTCGGAATGCTGGTTCATATTCAACCCCGGACTTGTTACTGATTTCGTCTGGCGCAACTTCGTTGTTGATCCGCCCGAAGGCACTCTCATCCGCAAAATTAACTATGACGAAAATCCGTTTCTGTCTGACACCATGCTTAAGGTTATCGACGCGGCGCGACGCCGTGATCCGGATGGTTTTAAACATGTGTATGAGGGCGTTCCGGAGTCTGATGATGATGCGGCAATCATCAAACTGTCTTGGATAGAAGCCGCAGTGGATGCGCACAAAACGTTAAATTTCGAACCCAGTGGAAGAAAGCGTATTGGCTTTGACGTGGCTGACAGTGGTACAGATAAGTGCGCTAACGTTTACCGTCACGGATCCGTTGTTTTCTGGGCCGACGAATGGAAGGCCAAAGAAGATGAATTACTGAAGAGCTGCCAGCGTACTTATCAGGCGGCGCTGGAGCGTGAAGCAGATATTGTTTACGACTCTATCGGTGTTGGTGCGTCTGCCGGTGCTAAATTCTCTGAAATTAACGCTGACCGGAAGAGCGAGAACGCATACGCGCGACGTGTGAATTACCAGAGGTTTAACGCCGGTGCTGGTGTGCATGAGCCAGATGACGAGTACAACGGCATCCCCAACAAAGACTTTTTCGCAAATCTTAAGGCTCAGGCATGGTGGCTGGTGGCTGACCGTTTCAGAAATACGTTTAACGCCATTAACAACGGAGAACAGTATCCTGTGGATGAGCTGATCAGCATAGATTCTCGTTGTCCGTTGCTTGAAAAGCTGAAACTGGAACTGACAACACCTCATCGTGATTTCGACCGTAACGGACGTGTGATGGTCGAAAGTAAAAAAGCCCTCGCAAAACGCGAGATACCGTCACCAAACGTTGCTGATGCATTCATTATGGCCTTCGCGCCAATCGATACATCGCTGGATATCTGGGAACAGCTGGGGAGACAGGCCTGATGGCACGAAACAAACAAGCCCTGCGGCGAACTGTGCAGGCCACAGCTGATGGTTATGAGAATTTTATTGCCCGCGTAGGGATGCAGACACCTAACCAGCACTCAGCATCCACCTACCGGGCTAATTTCACCAGTCGTAACCGCATGCTGGTGGAATGGTCCTATCGTTCATCCTGGATCATCGGCGAAGCAGTCGATGCTATCCCGGATGATATGACCCGCAAAGGCATTCGCATCACTTCGGAAATTGATGCAAAAGATCGTGGCATTCTCGAATCACAACTGGATGAGTTGCAAATCTGGGATGCGCTGAATGACGTGCTGAAATGGTCGCGCCTCTACGGCGGCGCGGTGGGTTTCATCATGATTGAGGGGCAGGCACCAATGACCCCGCTGCGACCCGAAACCATCGGTAAGGGCAAGTTTAAGGGGATTCTCCCGCTCGACCGCTGGATGGTCGACCCGGCACTGACCCGCCGCATTAAAGATATGGGGCCGGACCTGGGTAAACCTGAGTTTTACGATGTGGTGACCACAGCAACGGGAATTCCTGCCTGGCGCATTCATCACAGTCGCCTGATTCGCTTTGATGGCGTCACGTTGCCATTTCAGCAGAAGATGACCGAGAACGAATGGGGAATGTCGGTTGTAGAGCGTATCTGGGATCGTCTTACCGCGTTCGACAGCGCTACTGTCGGCGCGGCGCAGCTGGTCTACAAGGCGCATTTGCGTACCTACAGCGTGGAGAAGCTACGCGAGCTTATCGCACTTGGTGGTCCTGCGTATGAAGCGTTGCTGAAGAATATCGACCTGATTCGACAGTTCCAGAGTAATGAAGGCATGACGCTCATGGACTCGCGGGATAAGTTTGAAACCCATCAGTACAGCTTCAGTGGTCTGGATGACATCCTTTCGCAGTTTGCAGAACAGATTAGTGGCGCTGTTGGTATCCCACTGGTGCGGTTGTTCGGACAGTCCCCGAAAGGATTTTCTACCGGTGATGCAGACCTTGCCAACTATTACGATCGCATCAGTTCGTTGCAGGAGAGGCGTTTACGTCTTCCGGTGCGGCGGATACTGGACATCATGCATCGTTCGGAACTTGGCAAGCCGCTGCCGGACGATTTCACGTTTGAGTTTAACCCGCTCTGGCAAATGTCTGATGTCGATCGCTCAACGGTGGCGTTAAACACCACCAACGCAATCAGTACGGCGCTGGGTGATGGTCTGATGACACTGAAAGCCGCTATGACTGATTTGCGAGAAAATTCTGACGTAACCGGCATCGGGGCATCCATTACCGACGAGGACATCGAGAATGCCGAAGATGAAGCGCCGCCCGGCATCGGCGAACCTGATGACGAACCGCAGGAGCCGTCAGGCGGAAATCCGGTATCGAACCAGCCTACGCAGGATAGCGAGGGCGGTCGGAGACATCGTAAATGGTCGCTACGATGGTTCAAATGACAGTATCACGGAAATTATTGCGGCGCTGGAGCGTTACAGTGAAATCATCACCCCCTGGGCGACAAAGGTCGCGGAAAACTTTACTGCGGACCTAACCCGGCAGAACGAGAAAGTTTGGCGGCAACACAGCAAGAACATCAGTCGCGAGCTCCGCAATCTTGTGGAAAGCGCTCCTGTGGGCCAGGTGATGCAATCCATCATCGCCGAACAGGTCAAGTACATCAAATCTCTGCCTCTCGAGGCCGCAGACAGGGTGTACGACATCCAGAACAAAGCGATAGAGGCTGTTGTCACCGGTGGTCGGGCGGAGCAGTTTGCTAAAGAGATTGCATCTACCGGCGATGTTGCTAAGTCTAGGGCCGATCTGATTGCCCGAACGGAACTGGGAAGAGCAACGGGCGCGCTGGATATGGCCCGAGCGATAGCTATTGGCTCGGATGGTTATATTTGGCGTACAGCCGATGATGGCGATGTCCGAGATTCCCACGATCACATGAAAGGTAAATTCGTCCGCTGGGATTCACCTCCAACTTTGGACGGCATGACCGGCCACGCGGGCGAGCTGCCAAACTGCCGCTGCTATAAAGAGATCGTGTTTGTTCGCGTTCCATTCGCAATGAAAAGGGCAGCATAACCCATGAAATACTTTTTTGAGACCAGGCTCGGGGAAACCCGATACCGCCTGGCTGACGGCTCGTTGCTGTGCAAAGACGTGCCGATAGGACGAACAGGTAAGCAGCTCTATGGTGCTGATGACCTGCCAAAACTGAAACCCGATAAGTTCGGTGAAATAGTCGTCACGCGTTCTCCTGAGCAGGTATTCCATCCGGCCACGCTTGCCTCATTCGAAGGGATGAGCATCACGATCCTGCATCCTGAAGATGAAAACGGGAATGTGCGGCTGGTAAATCCCGAGAACTGGAAAGAGCTTGCTGTCGGGCACCTCCAGAATGTCCGGCGCGGGACGGGTGAGCAGTCTGATTTGATGCTGGCTGACCTTATCGTCAAAGACGAAAGCGCCATTCAGCTTATCGAAGATGGCCTGCGCGAAGTGTCGTGCGGCTATGACGCGGAGTACGAGCAGACCGAGCCAGGTAAAGCCGAGCAGGTCGATATTACCGGAAACCATGTGGCTCTTGTCCCTAAAGGCAGAGCCGGAAATCGTTGTGCAATTGGAGACAGAGACACAATGGCAAATCAAAAGAAAAACTGGTGGAACCGCATGCGTGCGGCCATCAAGACAGGAGATGCCGACACCATGAACGAACTGGTGGAGTCGGCTCCCGCATCGGTTACAGGAGATGAGGGGGATTTGCCGCAGGGCGTTAATCTCAACATCAACCTGTCCCCGCAGCAACCACTACCGGACAAAGCACCAGAGATGGGCGGAGATCCAACCGGCGACAGTGATGATGACCTCAAAACATTACTGAAAGCCCTGCTGGCTAAGCTGGAAAGAAATGCCACGGGCGATAACGATAATAAGCCTGACGATAATCCGACCGGTGACGGCGAGGACGATGAAGAGGAAACCACGATTACTGGTGACTCAGCCTGGCGTGCCGAAGTTATCGTTCCGGGTATCGATCTGAGCCGTAAGATGAAACCGACCGCGTTCAAACGCGAGGTTCTGGCTTCTGCTGACAAAACGCTGGTTCGCCAGATAGTCGGTGATGCGGATATCCGCAAATTACCGAAACAATCGGTCGACATGGCGTTTAATGCCGTGTCTGAGGTTGCCAAAGGGCGAAACACCCGCGCCACCACCGGCGATGCACAGCGCCTAAACATGGGCATGACCAGTATCGCTTCCCTGAACAAACAAAACGCTGAATTCTGGGCAAGCCGTAAAGGGTAAAAAATGAATAATGTATTTCTGTACCGGATGCCTGTTGGCATTGCCGGGGCTGTCTCTCGCCCGCAGGACTTAACCGTCGAACCGGTGGTCCTTAAATCCGATAACGCCTTCGCTGCCTATGGCCTGGCTGGTAAATACGATGATGACGGTTTTTTCGTGCCGCTGGCAGATGGTGATACCGCAGACAAGGTGAAGGGGATCTACGTGCGCCCTTATCCGACCACGTCGCAGCCGGACATGGTTCGCCAGGTGGGAACAGGCAAGAACTTCCCGGGCGACGCCATGAAGCGTGGCTACGTGACCGTTAATCTCGGTTCTGATTTTGATGCCAGCACTATCAAAAAAGGCGATCCGGTATACGTTGTCGTCTCCACTGATGAATCCATCAAAGTGCCGCTGGGTGGATTCATGTCCACGTCAGTCAGTGGCAAAAACGTGGTGCTGACCAACGCTGAATTCACAGGTGCCGGTGATGCTGACGGCAATGCAGAAATTTCCTGGAAGATTTAAGGAACAGACGAATGATTACTTTTGATCAGGCAACCGTTGACAGCTCTGGTGCCTTTCTCATCGGGGAGCTGGAGCGACTCGACCAGACGCTGAACCTGCCACTGGTGGGGTACACCTGGAGCCGCGATATTCAACTGCGTGAAGACGTCTCCATCGCAGATGACATTTCCAGCTGGACGAATACCAGCTTCGCCGCTGCGGGTACTGGCGCAAATCCGAATGGAAAAAACTGGGTAGGCAAAGACTCAACCGCTATTGCTGGCGTGAACGTGGATATCGGCAAATCCGGTAACCCGCTGAACCTGTGGGGGATGGAACTTGGCTGGACGGTCATAGAATTGCAGGCTGCTCAGCAGGTCGGCCGCCCGATTGATACGCAGAAGTATGACGGTATGCAACTGAAATGGCAGATGGATAACGATGAACAGGTATATGTTGGCGATTCCGCATTAAACCTGAAAGGCCTTGTTACCCTGGACGGCGTGCCTGTCAACAACGCTGCCAAAACGTGGGCAACCTCAACACCGGACGAAATCCGCGCAAGCATTAACCAGGTGCTGTCTGATGCGTGGGCCGCTTCTGGTTACTCTGTGGTTCCGCGTGATTTGCTGATCCCGCCTGAGCAGTTTGCTCTGTTGTCCAGCATCATCGTTTCATCTGCAGGTAACCAGTCCCTGTTGACGTACCTTCAGACCAACACCATCAGCTATCACCAGAACGGTGTTCCGCTGAATATCCGCGCGGTTAAATGGCTGAAAGGCCGTGGTGTGGGGAATAAGGATCGCATGGTTGCGTACACCAACGATAAAAAATACGTCCGCTACCCGCTGGTTCCGCTTCAGAGCGTGCCGGTGCAGTATCGCGGTCTGTATCAGATCGTCACTTACTACGGCAAGCTGGGTGCAGTCGAGCCAGTGTACAAAGAAACCATTTCGTACGTTGATGGCATTTAACAGCCATATGGCCCCCTGGCGGGGCCATTAAGGATGACCCGATGGCAAAAAATAATGCAGTAATACACGTACATACCCCGTTTGTGCTCACGCTTCCCGACGGTTCGCGGCGCGAGTTTGTTAAAGGCCGTCATGCAGTGGAGGAAGACGTTGCCACGCACTGGTTCACTCGTGCGCACGCGGAAGTATCCGTTGGCAAAGCCACAGACGCGCGTAACGAGGTAAAAAATGCCAAAGAATCAAAGTCTGCCAGCGGTAAGTGATTTTCGCCGCGACTTCCCGCAGTTTGCTGACCCTGCCAAATATCCCGAAGCGCAAATCCAGTTTCGTCTGAATCTGGCCGATGAACTGCTGAGCGAAAACGTCACCGAAAAAAAGTTGTTTCCGTACTTTGCCGGATTGTTCGTTGCGCACTACATGACGCTCTGGGCGGCAGACAGCCGGGCGATGCTGGCTGGTGGTCCGGGCGGTTCAACCAATGGTGTTCAGTCCTCAAAGTCCGTGGATAAGGTAAGCGTCAGTTATGACACCAGCGCGACGCTGAATCCTGATGCAGGTTTCTGGAATAACACCCGATATGGCGCTGAATTTTATCAGTTGATCACGATGTTCGGTGCAGGCGGTCGCCAGCTATGAGTTTCAAAAGCGGTGTAACAACGAGGGTGGATAACGCTCAGGCCATTCTGGATGCGCTCAGGTCGTTAACCAAAAAAGATGTGCTGGTCGGCATCCCTTCGGAAGACAGCGAGCGGGATGATGTTCCGTTTGGTAATGCGGGCATCGGTTACCTCAACGAATACGGCTCACCGGCGCAAAACATCCCGCCACGACCTCACCTGGTCCCCGGCGTTAAATCGGTAGAAGAACAGACAGTGCCGCAGCTCAAAGCAGCGGCGCAGGCTGCGCTTGATGGTAATGCGGCGGGTGCGGAAAGAGCGCTCAACCGTGCCGGAACGCTGGCCGCTAATGGCGTCAGGCGTTACATGACCATTACCGGCTTTACGCCGCTTGCTGACAGTACTGTTGAAGCCCGGGCTCGTCGGGGCGCAAGGGGGCAACACTGGAACTTGCCCGGCGTGCTGCTGGCGAATCTCCGGGAACCGAACTGGCGAAACCATTAATTGACACCGGGCAATATCGCAGAGCGATTACCCATGTTGTGAGGGATAAAGATGCCGACTCTTGATGTAACAGATGTGCTTTTTGACCCCGATTTTTGCGACTTCAATTTGTGGGTAACACGCCGTGTGCAAACGGTGGATGAGGATGGGATCGGCAGCGACAGCGAAGTTAAAAAGCAGTTTGCCGGAGTCGTTACTGTTGATCGCTCTCTGGAAAACCGTCGTATGCAGGCCGGGCAGGTAATCAGTGGTGCAATTCTGATTGTGACGACTGAGCGACTGACGCAGGGACAGACTGGCCGTGATGCCGATATCGTGACGTATCAGGGCCGTGATTATCGTGTGACTTTCGTCGACCCGTATACAGCGTATGGTGCCGGATTCGTTCAGGCGCATTGTGAGTTGCTGCCGTTTGATGGGGGAATTCCGGTTGAGCAATAACACCAGCACAGAGCGCGGATGGCTGATACCAACCAGTGGCGATCCGGATTATGACGAAGCGCTCGACAGGCTGTTAAGCCAGTGGATGCGTAACGTTTCCGGTCTGTCTGCCGGGATGGTTCGTCCGCGCTGGCAGAAAGAGCAGCCGCCACTGCTACCGGCTGAAACGAGCTGGTGTGCGTTTGGGGTTATCGGATGGTCAGGTGATGACAGTCCGGCATTCACCAGACAGACCGATGATGGCTCTCAGCTCTGGCGGCATGAAACGATTGAGTGTATGGCTTCGTTTTATGGTCCGGCGGGGATGGTGTATGCGTCCCGGTTTCGTGACGGTATATCTGTGCCGCAGAACAATGCAGCACTGAATGCGCTGGGGCTGTCTCTTGGCGATTACACAGGTCTGACTCCCTTCCCTGAACTTATTAATCAGCAATGGGTCCGCCGCTACGATATGACGGTGCGTCTGCGCCGGAAGGTTGTGCGCGAGTACGGTATTAAATCGCTGGTGGAAGCACCAGTCATCTTTTTCGGAGATTAAGCTATGGCACAGGGCTTGCCTGTATCAAACGTTGTTAATGTTGATGTGATCATGTCGCCGCGTGCAGCATCAGGGCGAAATTTTGGTGCATTACTCATTCTCGGCCCGTCCACAATCATTCCGGTAAGTGAGCGCATTCGCCGTTATTCTGCTGCGGAAGATATTGGAAAAGATTTTGGCGTGGAATCACCAGAATATAAGGCTGCGCAGGTGTTTTTCTCACAATCACCGAAACCTCAGGAGGTTTTTGTTGGTCGTTGGGTGAAAACGAAGGGAGACAGCGAACAGGCCACGCCTGAGACGCTGGAGCAGGCTGTGAATGCCATGCTTGATTATACTTCATGGTATGGGCTGGGGATTGCAGACGATGCAGATATTCCGGATGCAGACTGGCTGAAAGTGGCTGCGGCGATCGAATCCTCTTCTGTAAGCCGTATTCTGGCGATTACGACAAGCGATGAGAAATGCCTGCAGACTGCATCCAGCGATGATTTGGCATCAAAACTGAAAACCGCCGGATATTCACGCAGTTTTATTCAGTATTCATCGGGTAATAAATACGCTGCGTTATCTGCATTTGGCCGGGCATTCACGGTTAATTTCAATGGCAGTAATACCGCGATTACGCTCAAGTTTAAGCAGGAGCCGGGTGTCGGGTATGAAACACTGACAGTCAGCCAGGCATCGGCACTTGATGCAAAAAACTGCAATGTATTCGTGTACTACCAGAATGATACGGCTATCCTCCAGCAGGGAGTGATGGCTAACGGCGATTTCTTTGATGAACGCCACGGCCTGGACTGGTTACAGAATTATGTGCAGACCAACCTCTATAACCTGCTTTATACCAGCACCACGAAAGTACCCCAGAGTGAAGCCGGTATTACCCGACTGTTATCAAGTGTTGAAAAATCACTGGATCAGGCCGTTCAGAATGGACTGATTGCTCCGGGCGTATGGAACGGTGGCGACCTTGGTCAGTTGTCATCAGGTGACACGCTGCCCAAAGGTTATTACGTATACGCCCAGCCGCTGGATGAACAGGCACAATCAGAACGTGAAGCCCGTAAGGCTCCGGTGATTCAGGCTGCAATAAAACTTGCAGGCGCGGTTCATTACGCTGACGTACAGATTAACGTTGTTCGCTAAGGGGAAGTGAATGTCTACCTATTCTTTTATGGATGTCACTGCGACGCTGACCGGGCCGACCGGTTCGATTGACCTCGGGTACGGTTCGGCAAGTTCTGAAGAGGGGATTGTGGTTGCGATGGGCGGTCCTAAAAACACCATGACCATCGGTGCTGATGGCGAAGTGATGCACAGTCTCCATGCAGATAAAAGCGGGACGATTACCGTTAACCTTCTGAAGACATCACCGACAAATAAAAAATTGTCGCTGGCGTATAACGCACAGAGCCAGTCTTCTGCCACATGGGGGAATAACGTTATTGTGATCCGAAACAAGGTCAGCGGCGACATCATCACGGCACGCAGTGTTGCGTTCCAGAAACAACCGGATAACGCCAACGCTAAAACCGGTAATACGATGCCGTGGGTGCTTGACTGCGGCAAGATTGACCAGGTTCTCGGGGAGTTTTAATACATGGAATTCGAAATCAAAGGCGTGAAATATCGCGCGGCAAAACTCAGCGTTTTTGACCAGCTGAAAGTGACCCGCAAACTTCTGCCGGTGCTGGCAGGAATGATGTCAGATTTCGGGAGCATTCGCTCCCGTTTGCCTGCTGACGGCAAAATAGACACCGTGAAATTCGAGCAGTTAAAACCGGTGTTTGAAACCATGCTCCCGCGTATCGCTGAGGAACTGTCTTCCCTGACCGAAGATGACACCAGTGCAATTATTCATCCCTGTCTTGCGGTGGTGTCGCGGCGTCATATGGACGGATGGGTGCCGGTATTTACCCAGGGCGAACTGATGTTTGATGATATTGACCTGCTGGTCATGCTGCAGCTGGTGGCGCGGGTGGTCGCCGATTCGCTAGGAAATTTTTTGCAAGGACACCCTACCAAAGAGACGCCCATCCCGCCAGCGGAATAACCTTCAATAGCCTGCCGGGTGGTGAAGATTTTATTCTTCGTCCGGCGCTTGCCTTCCATATTGACCAGAAAGATCTTAACAGTGGTGCGGTAGATCTCTGTCGCATCGCGCTTCTTAATGACTACCTTGATATGTGCGAGGACAACGATGTCCGGGTAGAAAAATGGAGAGAGGATAATGAACGCCGAGACTATTAAAGATTTCCTCGTCTCGCTTGGCTTCAGTGTGGATGATGCAGGAGCGAAAAAGTTCGGTTCTGTCCTCGCCGGTACAACTGCAAATGTCATCAAAATGGGGCTGGCTGTTGAAGGAGCTGCGCTGTCCGTGGTGGCCTTCACGGCTAAGATCGCCTCCGGTCTGGATAATCTTTACTGGGCGTCACAGCGCACCGGCGCGACAGTCCAGGGAATTCAGTCTATTGGCTATGCGGTTTCGCAGGTTGGCGGCAGCGTGGACGCTGCGCGATCTTCTCTGGAAAGCCTCTCCCGGTTTATTCGTAACAATCCCGGTGCAGAAGGCTTTCTGAATCGCCTGGGCGTACAGACCCGTGATGCCAGCGGTAACATGCGTGACATGGCCGCTATTTTTACTGGTGTAGGCCAGAAGCTCAGCGGTATGCCGTATTACCGGGCTAACCAGTATGCGCAGATGCTGGGCATTGACGAAAATACCCTTATGGCTATGCGTCGCGGAGTGGGGCAGTTCAGCGCTCAGTATTCAGAAATGGTGAAAGCGATCGGATTTAATGCCGATCAGGCTGCCTTATCGTCAAACCGGTTTATGACCTCGCTGAAATCGCTCGGTGAAATGGCCGGGATGGCGCGGGACAAAATCGGATCGAATCTTGCGGACGGACTGGCGGGGCAGATTGATAACCTGCGCAAAAAGATAATTGAAAATTTTCCCAAAATTGAAGTCACCATCACAAAGGTCATAAAGGGGATCCTCTGGCTGGGTGAGATAGTCGGGCGGGGTGCATTCCGGATAGTCGATGGTGTCGGAGATATCATCGAGTGGTGGGGGAAACTGGATGCCGAAACGAAAACCCTGATAGAGGTTATCGGCGGTCTGGTTGTCGCCATGCGGATACTTAACTCTACTTTCTGGATGTCACCTATAGGGCTGATTACCGGTCTGATCGTGGCTCTCGGTCTCTTGTGGGAAGACTACAAAACATGGAAAGAAGGCGGTAACAGTCTTATCGACTGGGAAAAATGGCAACCAGCAATAGATAAAGCGAAGGATGCGATCACCTGGCTTCGTGATCACCTTCTGGAACTAAAAGATGGTGTTGGCGGCTGGCAAAATGCACTGGAAATCCTCGGTACATTCATCGCGGGTGTCTGGGTATCCAAGGTTCTGGGGGCTTTCGGGAAAATATCAGGTTTGCTGGTCCCGCCGTGGTTAAAAGGCTGGATGGCTTATGCTGCGTATTTGTACTCTGATCGCGAAAATATTGGTGCCAGTGCGAAGTCATCCTGGGATTACACGAAACAAAATATTGGAGGTTCATTGCGCTGGCTTGGCATTGATACCGATTTTGGTCGTAATCCTCATACCGTAAAAGGCGCAAATATTCAGTCAGATATTCCAGGTGCTGAGCCGGAACAACATGCGCAGTCTACGAAGCGTACTTTAGCCGATCGGAATAACAATCCAGGGAATATTCGCCCGGTGAGCGGTAAAGGGTTCCGGTTTTTCGAATCAGCTCTTGAGGGCTGGGAGGCGATGAAAAACCAGCTCATGCGTTACTTTACTGGGAAAACAACCGGACGGGCATTACAGACTATTCAGGATATTGTCAGTACCTGGGCCCCGGCAGGTGATAACAACGATCCGAAAAAGTATGCACAGGATGTTGCGAAATGGATGGGAGTATCACCGAATGCAATATTGAATCTTACAGATCCCCGGACTATGGGAGCATTGATGCAGTCGATGGCGCGCAAAGAAGGTTATTCAAACTGGAACAGCCCGCTGGCGTATCAGGCCGCCGCTGGCAACCTTAACCAGCAGACTGTTATAAATGTTCATGGAGTTAACAACCCTCAGGAGGCGGCTAATCTGATCGCTGACAAGCAGGGGGCTGTAAATGCCAGGGCGGTACAGCAATTGAAAGGACCTGCGTAATGGACTTTTTATCTGTTTTACTGCAGCAGCGAACCCGCTCAATAGGAATCATTATTCCTGATGTGGTTATTACCGAAAAGCACACTGACGCCTTGGAAATTACGGAACATCCGGTTGAACAGCCCACGAATGCTGGTGCCAGTGGTGAGGGCGCTGGTTACATATCAGAACACGCATTCAGGCGCCCTTCTGAGGTTGTGATGGAAACCGGTTTTTCCGGAGGCGGATCGCTGCTTGATTTTGCCAGTAACCTGACTGCTACCAGTTTACTGGGGCTGAGCCCGAAAGAACTGTATCAGGAACTGCTTAACTTGCAGCGGAATCGTATTCCTTTCGATGTGACAACCGGCAAGCGTATTTACAACAATATGTTGATAAAAACGCTGGAGGTCACGACCGATAAGAGTAGTGAAAATGTGCTTCTGGCGACACTTACCCTCAGGGAAGTAATTATTACCTCCACGCAGTCAGTCAGGGTTGCCCCGAAAAACAATATGACCGAGGGAGTCGGAACGTCTGCTGTGCAGAATACAGGCACCAAAACAACGGTGCCGCCGAATAATTCCATTCTGAAATCGCTGCCACAGATGGCGCAAGAAGGTATCTCCACTGTTGATGGGTATTTGAGCAATTTATTTCTGGGAAGGTGATTCATGAAAGCCGTAGAAATCCCACTGGTTGCTGACAATCAGACTTTTGCCACCACAATTAACGGTTCGGTTTATCACCTGTCTGTCATCTGGCGAGGCGAGTGCTGGGTTCTGGATCTTGCTGACAGCAATGGCTCCGCCATTATATCAGGTATACCGATGATTACGGGGGCTGACCTGCTGGCACAGTATCGATATATGGATCTGGGTTTTTCTCTGGTGGTGCTCTGCGACGTGGCAGGGCAGGAGAATCCGACGCAATTCGATCTTGGAACGCTCTCACACCTCTATGTTTTCACGGAGTAACAATGTCGAAAAACTGGATGCGTCACTTTGAATTATTGCTTGTTGATGATAAGGGCGACGGGATAAAAATTTCTGAGCTTAAAGTCACTTTCAATATTCAGAAAATGCCTGCGACCATATTTAATGGATTTGTTGGAAATTTTAAGGTTTATAACCTGTCTCCTACCACTCAGAACCGGATTATGCAGAAGGAGTTTTCGCGTATACAGGTTATTGCCGGATACAAGGGGCAACCGGATGCAGCAGGTAATTATCCTGATGAAAACGTTGGTATGATATTCAATGGAGATATCCGTTTTACTGTCACTGGTAAAGATAATGCCACAGACAGTTGGATCATGTTGCAGTGTATTGACAGCTGGGAAGGCCACCTGAACGCAAGTGTGAAAACCACAGTGGCTGCTGGCTGGAAGTACAGCGATCTTTTCAGTCTGGGTATGAAATCATTCGAACCATATGGCATCGAATCCGGTGCAGTTCCTGACATGCCTGAAACGGTATTTCCCCGAGGTCGCGTTGTTTATCAAAACACATCAAGGTTGATGAATCATATCGCAGGGCAGTGTAAAGCTAACTGGTGGTATGAAAATAATCTGGTAAATATTGTTCCTGAAGATAAATATATTGGTGTTGCTACGGTGTTGAATGCTAACACCGGGCTTATCAGTATGCCACAGCAGACGATGGGAGCTGGCGTAAATGTCAGATGTCTGATTAATCCAAATATTAAGCTCGGTGGGCTTATTCGTCTGGATCAGGCATCTGTATACCGTGCCTCTTTGAGTAATGACCAGGTAGCGAAATCGCCAGCACGACTGGATGAGTCTGAAAGCGACGGTAATCTCTACGTTAACGGTCTGCCAGGCATGTCACAGCCTGCCAGCATTAATACTGACGGTGATTACATTGTGGGCAGCATTGATTATACTGGCGACACCCGAGGGCAGGCGTGGTATATGGACCTGCTTTGCCTGGCTAAAGGGAGTAAAAGTTTACTCACTCCTGATACGATAGCGAAAATAAGTGGGGTACCAAATGCTTAAATGGATCTTATTACTGGTATATTTTGTGACTTTGTCTTCTGTGGCTGCGGTAACATGCACCACTTCAAATACAGGAACAACTTACTGTACTGGTACAGACAGTAGTGGTTCTACAGTTAAAACAGAATCTTATACAACCAATACAGGTACTACGTATACCACAGGAACGATTAATGGGAGTGCAGTACATCGTGAATGCCAGGCGACCAATACTGGCACAACGTACTGTAATTAATTTTTTTAAGAAATCAGCTATAAGAGACATTTGTAATGAAGAAAATATTCCTTCTCGCAGTGTTGACTCCAACAATTTGTGTAGGTGGAACGCTGAATGATTTTTTTGGACTGCACACCTCACTGGCTGATAACTACATCATCAAGAGAGAGATCACAAATAGGGCTGTTTCTAATGCGGCTATGGACGCTGTATCTAATGGTCGTGAGGCGGATTTTGGTGATGAGTTAATGAAAGAACATGGTGATAGTTATGGTGAAATAGCTCTGCGTCAACTCGCTTTCGAGTGCGGTTATTCTTTTTCCGATAGTGGCCAATCTCTTACGATTCTAAAAAAAGAAGAATGTAGATTGGTGCTATCTGAAAATAAGAAATGAGTTCGCTAAATTAACTTTTCACGGTAATTGCTTCTATCACCATGGAAAGAAAACTAGCTACATAAAACCCGCCTTCGAGTGGGTTTTTTGCTTTCTGGAGGCATATGAATGCCAGTTTCTTTAAGCGCTCAACTTGGTAGCAAAGAACAGGCCGATGTAAGACTTGCTGGCTCTGTCATGTCGGCGCTGCGTGTTTCTATGCCCGGCATCGTCCAGTCATTTGATCCGGACACGGTAACGGTAGTTGTTCAACCAGCGATTAAAGGCTATGAGCCAGACTCAAATGGAATCAACCAGTCGACGACATTACCCTTGCTGGTGGATGTGCCAGTGGTATTCCCGCGCGGCGGAGGCTGTACGTTGACTTTTCCGGTAAAAGCCGGGGATGAGTGTCTTGTCGTTTTTGCCGATCGTTGTATTGATTTCTGGTGGCAGAGTGGCGGGATACAGGAGCCGGTTGATGACAGAATGCATGATTTATCGGATGCGTTTTGTATTGTAGGTCCCCAGTCGCAGGCGAGGAAGATTAGCGGTATTAATACCAGTGCCACACAGTTGCGTAGTGACGACGGCAGTACCTATTTTGAGCTTAATCCTGATACCAGGAAAATTAAAATTGTCGCTCCGGGTGGTCTTGATGTGGTTGCCCCTCTGGCTGATTTTTCTGAGAAAGTAACCATTCATGGCCTGTTAACCTGGATGGGTGGCATGGTGGGGTCTGTTGTTTCTGGTGTGGCTTCAAAAATCACTGGTGCTGTTGAGTTTTTGGGTAGCGTGAAGGCTAACGGCAAGCCAATCGATGATACGCACACTCATGGTGGTGTTCAGCGCGGTGGAAGCAATACCGACGGAGTAAACTGATGCGATACAGACGTGAAGACGCCGATGGCGATTACACCTTTGGCAGCGGTGATGACACCTGGCTGATTAACTCACCGGAGGCCGTGGCGCAGGCGGTAAAAACGCGATTCGAATTGTGGTATGGGCAATGGTTTCTCGACACCACCGAGGGGACTCCGTGGATCCAGTCCGTACTCGGTAAGCAGAAGCCGGAAACCTACAACCTGGCGATCCGTAAGCGCATCCTCGAAACGCGGGGCGTTAAATCAATCCTCTCTTTCAATACTACGGTGGATACCACGACCCGACGTGTCAGGTTTTCCACTGAAATCGACACTCTCTATGGAATAACGACTGTTACATCGGAGGCGTAATGGCTCTGAACCTTGATTCTCTCGGTTTATCTGCAAAGGTAACCGCGGAGGGGATCAGTGCGCCTGATTATCAGACGATACTCAGCACCCTGATTAGCTATTTTCAGCAGATTTATGGTAGTGATGCCTACCTCGAACCGGACAGTAAAGACGGTCAGATGGTGGCTCTGATGGCGCTGGCGATTCATGATGCCAATAATATGGCTATAACTGTCTACAACTGTTTTTCACCGGCAACCGGCTATGGGGCTGCACTGACCAGTAACGTGAAAATAAATGGTATTTCACGTAAAGGCGCGACGAACTCTACGGTTGATTTGCTTCTTACAGGAACAGCCGGAACAACCATCATTAATGGCAGCGTGAAAGATGGTAATAATGTGATATGGCGTTTGCCTGCGTCAGTGGTGGTCGGTGTGGATGGTACAGTGATGGCGACCGCAAGATGTTCCGTCAGTGGTGCAGTGGCGGCGCTGGCTGGAACTATCACTGAAATTAATACGCCAACCCGTGGCTGGGTTTCGGTAATTAATCCTGCTGCGGCTACTGTTGGCTCTCCGGCAGAAACTGATGCTGAGTTACGTATCCGCCAGTCGCAAAGTGTTGCGTTGCCATCAATAACCCCATTTGAAGCACTGGATGGTGCTGTTTCTAATGTTGCCGGTGTAACCCGCCACAAACTCTATGAAAACGATACTGGTTCGGAGGACGGTAACGGGTTACCGCCACACTCTGTTGCTGTAATTGTGGATGGCGGTGATGTGACGGATATTGCTCAGGCTATCAGAGGGAATAAAGGCCAGGGGACAGCCACTCACGGTACAACATCCGTTACGGTTCCGGATAAATACGGCAATCCCCATGTAATCAAATTCTCGCGTTCCAGTGATGTGCCTGTTTATGCCCGGATTAAATTAAAAGTTTTTACGGGTTATACCTCACAGATAGGGCAGCAGATCCAGCAGGTTATTTCCGACTATATCAATAGTCTGACGATTGGTGATTCGGTCCTTTTAAGTCGCATTTACTCACCGGCGAATCTTGGCGTGGTGAGTGGCGGGAATGCACGCTATTACGATATTCAGGAGCTGACGATTGGGAAATCCCCGGGGGCTTTGTCGTCATCAAACATTGATATCAGATACAACGAATCTGCGTCCTGTACCCCGGAAAATATCGTTATAACGGTGGAGTCATGAGCAAATACACCGAACTAATCACGAACTACCACGCCACCAAACCTAAATTTCTTGCGCATGTTGATCTGATGACTCGGCCACTTATTGATGTTGCGGCTGCCACCAGAGGGCTGATTACTGCATTTGATATTGACTCTGCGGTTGGTGTGCAACTTGACATTCTGGGATTGTGGATCGGACGTAGCCGTGTTGTCAGCCAGCCTATCTCAGGTGTCTATTTCAGCTGGGATACCGACGGGCTTGGATATGATCAGGGGGTATGGCAGGGACCATACGATCCTGATTCCGGATACATGTACCTCAGCGATGAAACTTATCGTGTCATTCTTAAAGCGAAGATTGCGATTAATAACTGGGATGGACGGAATGATTCGCTTCCGGCAATTCTTGACGCTGCAACAGCAGGATCCGGGCTGCGAATGCAGATAGTCGATAATCAGGACATGACGATATCGGTCTGGGTCTTTCCTGATACTGATATTTCAGATGTATCGTGTGAGTTAATTGCGGCAATTAAACAGGGGTATCTCACAGTAAAAGCCGCCGGGGTATGGGCGGGTGGCATTGAAACACCTTCGGTGGAAACCCCATCGGAAGGCTCAAAATTTTTTGGTTTTGATATGGATAACGAATTCATCAGTGGTTTTGATGTAGGAGCATGGGGAGTATTACTCTGATGGCGAAAAATGACTTTAAAGCGTTTGCAACGGGTAAAAATGCCAATGTTATGTCGCAGGAGGAATGGGAAGCGTTGCCTGCGCTTTTATCCGGATTTACAGCAGGGAAAGCATCCAGTGCGCAAGTCAATAAGGTTATTCGGCAGGCCAGCTTTATTGCTGCAGCTCTGGCCCAGTTTGTAAGTGACAAAACGCAACGGGATGTGCTTGATAATGGTGATCTGCCCGGTTTTGTTGAATTGCTGGGATCGGGGTTTGCTGTTGAATACCTGAGCCGCAAGAATCCGTTTGGCGATATCAAATCGGATGGCACGGTGAAAACGGCTCTCGAAAACCTTGGTTTACAGGAAACGGTAAACAAGGCTGGTAACGCTGTCCAAAAGACAGGCGATACCTTGTCCGGTGGACTTACTTTTGAAAACGACTCAATCCTCGCCTGGATTCGGAATACTGACTGGGCAAAGATTGGTTTTAAAAATGATGCCGACAGCGATACTGATTCATACATGTGGTTTGAAACAGGTGACAACGGCAATGAGTATTTCAAATGGAGACACCGCCTCGCTGGCGGCCAGCTCAAAGAGCTGATGAATCTTAAATGGGATTCACTAAATATTCTGGTTAATGCCGTCATTAATGGTTGCCTTGGCATTGGTACGACGAATGCGTTAGGTGGAAATTCAATTGCTTTCGGGGATAACGATACCGGCCTGAAACAGAACGGCGATGGTCTGCTGGATGTTTATGCGAATGGACAGCATGTATTTCGTTTTCAGAATGGCGTGGCTATTGCTTTTAAGAATATTCAGGCCGGAACTGCCAGAAAATTCACGTTATCCAGCGCCAACAACTCCACGAAAAATGCAGCGTTTTGTTTGTGGGGTAATCCATCCAGGCCTGTTGTTGCAGAGCTTGGTGATGATTCAGGCTGGCATTTTTTCAGCCAGAGGAATACAGATAACAGCATCACGTTCGCCGTAAACGGACAGGTAATTCCGTTAAATTACGGAAACTTCGATGCCCGCTATAAACATCGAACTGAGGGGGTACAGGATGTGCGATATGGCCATGAAATGTATTACGGCCCCGGCAGTAACACCGTTTCGTGGACATTTCGCGCACCTTCGGGACACGGGCTGTCAGGGGTAAAGATATCGGATACCCACCGTAACTCAGCGGATAACGTTGACGGTGTGTATTACCGACCGCTGCAAAAACTGATTAATGGTACCTGGTATAACGTGGCGAGCGTTTAATTATGTTACATTTAAAAAATATTACAGCGGGTAATCCAAAAACTGTTGAGCAATATCAGATGACAAAACGATATTCGGTCACCTGGCTTTTTTCGGAAGACGACAAAAACTGGTATGAAGAACTGAAGAATTTCGCCAGCGACACAATAAAAATAGCTTACACCGGAGACGGTCGTGTGGTGTGGGTCGGTAAGGATGTGACAGGCATCGAGCCACGCAATGCCAGTGTTATTGAAGTTCCTGATATTACCGCTAACCGACGGATTACCGCGCCGGGTTACTGGTTTTACCGCAATGATGAATTTGTCTTTGACTACAGACTCAAAGCGGAAGATGAGCGTGATGCCCTTCTGGCTCAGGTCAGTGCCCGGACAGGGGAATGGGAAGAAGACCTGCTGCTGGGGCTAATCAGCGACGAAGACCGGGAAAAACTGAAAGCGTACCGTATTTACGCGAAATCGCTGCAGGCGATGGATTTCAGCGCCATCACTGATAAATCCTCATACAACGCCATTGAATGGCCCGTCTCTCCGGAAGGTTCTTCCTGATTTAATTTATCGCGAGAAAAACAATGTCTGTAGTGATATCAGGTGCGCTGACTGATGGCGCAGGTATCCCCATGTCCGGATACCATATTATTCTGAAATCCCGGGTAAACACCCCGGAAGTGGTTATGCACACTGTTGCTGATGTGATGACAGGAAACGATGGTGAATACTGTTTCCATGCGCGGACTGGAAAATATGGTGTGTATCTGAAACAGGACTGGCGCAACGAGTACAACGTTGGCGACATTGCTGTATATGAGGACTCAAAGCCCGGCACGCTGAATGACTTTCTGATTGCTCCTGATGAGGGCGACCTGAAACCGGATGTCGTCAAACGCTTTGAGGAAATGGTGGCGCAGGCGCAGCAGAGCGCCGGGGCCGCAGCCGGAAACGCACAGCAGACGGCGCAGGATGTGGCGGCAGCCGCAGGTTATGCCCGCGCAGCAGAACAGGCCAAAAATGACATTGATGCTGCGCTGACCGGCACTCTGAAAA